AGCACGACGACTATGTTGATACGATGACCCAGGCGCTCATGCGCATGCGCAACGGGGGCTTCATACGCCTGCCGTCCGATGAGCCCGAGGAGCCCCGACACTTCCGCAGCCTGCGACGGGCTGCGTATTACTGAAAGAACCTGACATGGCAACGAACTTCGACCCCGCGATGATGCCCCTTGACACTGCCCTCATGGGCGATGAGCCCGCCATCGAGATTGAAATCGAGAACCCCGACGCCGTCAGCATCGGCATTGACGGCGTAGAAATCACCCTGGAACCCGAAGCAGAAACGGCGGACACATTCGACGCAAATCTTGCGGAGTACATGGACGACGGGGAGCTTCAAACCCTGGCGTCTGAACTCATTTCCCTCGTAGATGCGGACATCAATAGTCGCAAAGACTGGACAGATATGTTTGTCAAGGGCTTGGAAGTCCTTGGCATGAAGTACGAGGAACGTACTGAGCCGTGGAACGGGGCTTGTGGGGTGTATTCACCGCTTTTGACCGAGGCAGCAATCCGTTTCCAGTCGGAGATGATCACTGAGACGTTCCCGGCTCAAGGTCCGGTCAAAACGCAGATCATTGGTGCGATTGACCGGCTGAAAGAAGAAGCAGCAGAGCGAGTTCGTGACGACATGAACTACATGCTGACCGAGCGGATGATCGATTACAGGTCCGAGCACGAACGGATGCTGTACTCCCTTGGCCTTTCTGGGTCGGCGTTCAAGAAGATCTACCCAAATCCCAGTACTGAGTTGCCTGCGGCCCCGTTTGTCCCGGCTGAAGACTTGGTCATGCCTTACGGGGCGTCAAACGTATACACAGCAGAGCGTGTGACTCATGTCATGCGCAAAACTGAGAACGAGATTAAAAAACTACAGGTAGCAGGCTTTTACCGTGATGTAGAGCTTGGAGAGCCGGTACGTTTCTTCACTGACATTGAGAAGAAAAAGGCCGAGGAGCAAGGGTATACCCTTACCGACGATGACCGATATCAGGTATTGGAGATCCACGTAGACTGGGACATGCCGGGGTACGAAGATGAAGTTCCTTTGCCGTATGTGGTCACGGTTGAAAGAGGCACCAACACCGTCCTGTCCATCCGACGAAACTGGAACGAAGACGACGACAAAAAACTCAAGCGACAACACTTCGTCCAGTACACGTATATTCCTGGCTTTGGCGCTTATGGTCTGGGTTATATCCACCTTATTGGTGGTTATGCTCGCGCTGGCACTTCCATAATCAGACAACTTGTAGACGCTGGAACCCTGTCAAATTTGCCGGGTGGTCTGAAAAGCCGGGGATTACGAATCAAGGGCGACGACACGCCTATTGCTCCGGGCGAGTTCAGGGATGTGGATATTCCTTCGGGGAGTGTGCGTGACAACATCATGCCGCTTCCTTACAAGGAACCGAGCCAAGTTTTGTCGATGCTGCTTGAGCGCATCACAGAAGAAGGCCGACGCCTTGCTGCTATTGCTGATCTGAAGATCAGTGATATGTCTGCCCAGGCTCCGGTGGGGACCACGCTGGCAATTTTGGAGCGGCAACTCAAAACCATGAGTGCTGTCCAGGCGCGGGTTCATGCCTCGCTTCGGATGGAGTTCAAACTCCTGAAGGGGATCATTCGGGATTTCCTGCCAACCTCGTACCCGTACACCCCAGAAGGTGGTGACCGTGCGGTCAAACAATCTGACTACGACCTCGTAGAGGTCATCCCGGTCAGTGACCCCAACGCGGCCACGATGGCGCAGCGGATCATGCAGTACCAAGCTGCTCTTCAGTTGGCTCAAGGTGCCCCGCAGATTTACGACCTTCCTCAACTCCACCGGCAGATGCTGGAAGTTTTGGGTATCAAGAACGCTGAACGGTTGGTCGCCGTTCCTGAGGATCAGAAGCCGCAGGACCCCGTGACGGAGAACATGAACGTGCTGCGGGGCAAGCCCGTCAAGGCGTTTGCGTACCAAGACCACGAGGCGCACTTGATGACGCACCAAGCGTTCATGCAGGACCCAAAGATCATGGCGACTCTGGGGCAGAACCCAATGGCGCAGCAGATGATGGCCGCACTCATGGCTCACATTGCAGAACATGCTGCGTTTGCTTACCGTGCGCAGGTCGAAATGGCTTTGGGCGTACCTCTTCCGACTTTGGACGAGGAGTCAAACGCGCCGATTGCACCTGAAGATGAGAAGGCCCTAGCTCCGCTGATTGCCGCCGCTGCTCAGAGGACGATGGTACAGAATCAAGCGATGGCTGCACAGATGCAGACTCAGCAGCAGGCGCAGGACCCCGTTCTGCAGATGCAGCAGGTTGAGTTGCAGTTGAAGCAAGCCGAGGTGCAGCGCAAGGCGCAGAACGACCAGATGGACTTCCAGATCGCGCAGCAAAAGTTGCAACTTGAAGCGCAACGCCTGCAGCTTGAGGCCCAAAAGGGTCAGGGCGAAGATCCCCGGCTGAAGGCTATGAAGGCGCAGCAGGAACTTCAACAGAAGGAACAAGCGCATCGCCAAAAACTCAACCATCAAGCGCAGCAGCAACAGGTCAAGATACAACAACAAGCTATGAAGGCCGCCCAACCTAAAGCACCGAGGCAGTAAATGGCAACCGCATTCGACGTAGTTATCAAAGAACTGGAAGAGCGCCGCGAGTCCATCGCGCAGGCGCTTATCTCAGGTGTGGCAAAAGACTTTGCCGAGTACAAATTCATGACGGGTGAAATCCAGGGTCTTTCACGCGCTCATGCTTTCTTAACCGACCTTGTGCGAAAGATGGAAAACGACGATGAGTGAACTACTCCTGAGCGACGGCCAAAACACCACCGTGTTGCCGCAAACTGACGAGGAAAAGGCCCGACAGGTGCCTGATCCCGTGACCTACCACTTGCTCTGCGTTCTGCCCAAAGCAGAAGAAGAGTACGAAAGTGGGCTGGTCAAAGCGGGGCAGACCATGCACTTTGAAGAGGTGATGAGCCCAGTTCTGTTTGTCGCCAAGATGGGACCAGACTGCTACAAAGATCCACTTCGATTCCCGTCAGGTCCATCCTGCAAAGTCGGTGACTTCGTGCTGGTTCGGCCTAATTCTGGCACGCGGCTGAAGATCCATGGCCAAGAGTTCCGCATCATCAACGACGATAGCGTTGAAGCTGTCGTGCAAGACCCGAGAGGCATCCAGAAGGGAGGGCGCTAACATGACTGAGTTCCAATTCCCGGACGAGATCAAGACTGAGAAGAAGGACGCGCCTGAAGAACTTCAGATTGAGATCGAAGGCGAAACCGAGATCGAGGTCGTTGACGATACGCCTGAGCAAGACCGCAACCGAGCCCCGATGAAGGAGGCTCCTACGGAAGTGACTGACGACGAACTGTCTCAGTATTCCGAAGGGGTCAAGAAGCGCATCCAGCACTTCTCCAAGGGTTACCACGAAGAGCGCAGAGCCAAGGAAGCCGCTGTGCGGGAGCGTGAAGAGGCGGTGCGCCTCGCGCAAAACCTTGTCGAAGAGAACAAGCGCCTCCAAGGCAGTCTCGGCCAAGGTCAGCAAGCTCTGCTTGAGCAAGCCAAGAAGGTTGTTGCCAATGAGGTAGCCTCGGCCAAGGCCAAGCTCAAAGAGGCGCACGAAGCGTTTGATACTGACGGCATCGTTGCGGCGCAAGAGGAGCTTGCCAAGGCGGTGAATAAGGCAGAGCGCGTCAATAATTTCAAACCGGCAGTTGCGCAAGCCCCGGCACCTGTGGTACAACCTGCTCCAAGCGTTGCACCGCCTCCTGTAGACGACAAAGCCCGTGCGTGGTTAAGAGCCAATCCGTGGTTTGAGACAAACAACAGGATGCGTGCCATTGCTTTAGAGGTTGACAAAGAACTTGTGAGTAACGGGGTTGATCCAACAAGTGACGAGTATTACCAGCGCATCAATCAAGAGGTGCGTCAACTTTTTCCGGATGCGTTCCCTCCGGAAAGAAAGAAGTCGTCGGTTGTGGCACCCGCCACGCGCAGCGTAGCGCCCAGAAAGATCACGCTGACGCAATCACAAGTTCAAATCGCCAAGCGGCTCGGACTGACAAATGAGCAGTACGCCCGTGCGGTAGCGGAAGAAATGAGGAAACAAAATGGCTGAACGCAATCCCCGTGAATTGGACACCCGAGCAAAAGCTGAAAGGCCGAAGCAGTGGATGGTTCCTGATGTGCTTCCTCATGTGAATGAGGAGCCTGGATACGCCATGCGTTGGATTCGGGTCAGTACCCTCGGGAACGCCGATCCTCGCAATGTTTCCATGAAACTTCAAGAGGGCTGGGAGCCCGTCAAGGCTAGTGATCACCCAGAGACGTATGTTGCGGAGACCGGCGCGGGCCGCTTCCCGGACAGCATTCAGATCGGCGGGCTCATGCTTTGCAAAACACCGAAGGAGTTCACTGAGCAACGGAACGCCTTTTATCAGCGTCAAGCTGATGGGCAGATGGCGTCAGTGGACAACAACTACA